CATGGGATGAACGCTCCGTTCCGCGACTTACTTGCGTCTCATGTATATGTACCTTCACATTGACCTTCTACTTTTGACCTAAGATATCCTATTAGACTCAACTTTGACTGAAGGCCAAGATTGGGGTCCGCTTGGATTTCTACTCGTCTCTGTAAGAACCTTTCACAGCTCATGTGCCACCCATAGGGTGACTCGTCATTATGTGAGGCAAGGGTCAATGCCAGTAAGATACTAAGCATGAGATGAACGTATGAGGCTATTATAACCTTTACAGCCTATATAGTCAACCTATTATGTAACATGTGTTACAATTTAATGTTTTGTTATGAAAACATTCCATTATCGGACATGTACTTGAGAGTTTCCTTTAGAGTTCCTCTGTGGTTGAGCCCTATGGCAATCTGAGGATATTCAGATTCGCTTCCAAACTCTGCTCTGAATTGTCTATCACTAAAGTCAGCACCGAGCAAGAACTCTTTTACTTCTTGTCCACATGCTTCAAGAACCATTTTTGCTCGTTCTGATTCTTGACCACCGTTACCATACACTAATGCTTGCATCAATCTCGTTGCCTCCAGTCATCAGGTTTATCTTGCTTAAACCAATCTCTAATATCTTCTGCGCCATCAAACCCCGTTTTGTAATTAGATGGGTCGGGGTCTCCTAGTCCCATCTTATTCATAAAATCGTCTATACTACCCTCTTGAATATCTTGAGCAGCCTGGCGTCGTGCTTTGTTTAACCAGTCTCTTGCTGTTGTATGTGCTTTTGCAAGTTTTTCTACCCAAATCATATCTGATAGAGAGACTTCTTCTTTGTTTGCTATTTGTCTACAAATTTCTTCTAGTCTGAGTCTATACTTGGTAGATAGCATTTTAGTCTCGCAATTTTAGCTCTAGATCTTCGAGTTTGTGATACTCTGCATGTGCTCGCTCTTGCCGCTCACACACTATATTTAGAATATCGTCCACGATAATTTCGTTTTCAACACCATCATCAAGGTACTTGTAAATAGCTTCTTTCAAGTACCTATGTCTATGCCATTCAGGCGAATATGGTTTGTAATGCATGATAAGAAGGATACTTAATTAGATCATATACGTATTTTGCAAATTTGTCAACGTTCAATTTGACCTATCTTGTGATGACCTGCTTCCAGCATGTCAATAATTTTATGACATCCTAGTTCAGGTCTACATTCTCCGCAGGTATAGATGTCTATAGCAGCAGTTCCTTTTTCAGGCCAAGTGTGTATACTAATATGACTCTCCGATAGAAGAGCTAAAACGGTTACTCCCTGAGGATGAAACTGTTTTGAAATTACCTGCACTACATTAGCTTTGGATGAATTTGCTGCCTCAGTGATAACCTGCGTTAAGAACAATTCATTATTTAAAATATCAAAAGGACAATCATATAGATTCAAAAGATAGTGTTTACCCATGTCACAGAGGATTATCCTCCACTTCCTTGACCATCTTACTGATAACTTCTTCAGTACCGTCCATAGTTTTGATGGCAAATAATGAAGACTTCTGATACTTCTTGAGTTTTTTATATTTTTTCAAAAGTTTGTCCATATCTTCTTGTGGAAGATTGAACTCAACATCAAATCCCTTACTCATTTCTTTTTATCTTTATTTTTTGATTGATAGCCCCAGAGTTTTGGATTGACTTGACCATAACCAAAGTCAATTTTTTTGACAACTCCTGGGCCATATGCATCATAATACATATCAAATAGCTCTACAGTTTTTCTGCAACGAACCAAATCAATATAATCTACGCCATTTACAGTATAGAAGATCAACCTCGCATCATTCGGCAATGACTTGTCATTTGCGGCAGCAAGAGTTGTTTTCTCTTGAAGGACTTGACAAGAATATTTTTCTGGTAGAATATTCCGGTCTTCAAATCCTACCATACTTTCCTCCTTTTCGGCGGTAATCGTCATGATCGGCCTCCCCAGGTGATATCTGGGTAAGCTTCTTTTACATTATCTAGTGTTATTTTGTATTTATCGGTGAGTAATTTGTCTTTAGTAAGAATCAAAATTTCAGACTCCTTAGGATGAAGAATTTGTAGAAGATTAATAAACATAGACTCTCTTCGTGTCTTACTTAGAGAGTCATTGCCACCTTTGATAAAATGATAGAGTTTAGTATATTCTCTACGTAAAGATGACTTTCCTTTACCATCTTGTTTTGTTGCTGCTTCCCCGCCACCAATCTCTTTTTGAATGTTCTCGGAGAGACTACCCGAGTACGCAACTTGCTCATCAACTTCTTCATATGGAACATCACCTTCCGGAAGAAGACTGATTACAGACTCATCAAAGTTCCAAATAAAAACGGACTTGATAGAATCATGTGCATAAGTTCTCAAGACTTCAATTTTTTTAGCCTTAGTTCTTTGCTTTGCAGCAAGTTCTAGAACTTCATATACAAAAGGATTAGTGGGAAGTTTTGCGACTGGTTTACTAGTCGTCTTCTTCTTGGTCGAACTCGTCATAACTGTTTTCAAATCGTACTGCTAAAATTTCATCGGGAAGAATATTCCCATTTTCGTCAAACATCTCTGGGTGTGTATAGACTGGTTGTGTACTATACATGTGCTCTTTTGCGAGCCATCCTACCACACCTCCAACTAATAACATCATTATAGAGACAAGTGTGCCGATGGTCAAGGTTACTGCTAACATTTTTCTTTCCTCCAGAGAGTTATTTTTTCCTAATGTCCATGTAAAAGTTTAGGTGAAATACAAACTCTCTACGCAAGAGAGAAACCATTTTACCAAACTTTACTTGAAAAGTCTTTGGTGGTGGTTCCTCCTCCTTCCTCTTACGAGGCCTAAGCATTAACTCAAATCCACGATTTATATGGATTTCACCATTATTTAGATCGTTTTCTCCTCCTTCCAGGTTTTCGGTCATTACTATACCTCCTTGCATCTTCTAGGAACCCCTGAAGATAATTCATAATTTTTCTGGCCTGGGGTTTCCCCAGATGACCATATGCTTCTCTAAGTTGTTTGTGTTGTTCGTCTTGCCCTCCTTCCAAATATTCGTTTAATTCATTCACGATGTTTTTTATTTCATCCGCAACAGAGCTTTCTAAGAAGTTGTCTGCGGTACTTTTTGGCGATTTCTTTAGTTGGAAGAGTTGGTATAAATTGAGATAATACTTACCTTCAAATACGAAGTCGATTGCTTCTTCTACAATCTCGTAAATCTCTTGTTCCATTTAACACTTTAAATTAATTTTTGTTCTCGTAGATACTTGACAGTTTCTGTACATCCACCAATTACAGTGTCATCTGAAAGGACCTGAGGGAATGTAGATCCCTGTCCAAACTTATCATAAAACTCTTCACGGGTAAAGTCCCTATCAAGTTTATATATCACATGCCGCATTTCAGCTAGTTGTAAAGCACGGCATACTTTAACACAGAATGGACATCCATCCTTAGAATATACAGTAAAAGTCATTTTAAATTAGAGATTGTACAGGCAGAATTTCTAGGTTATCGAGTATTGATATGAAGTTAAAGTTATCCCGATCCAGTTTTGGTTTATCAAACAATTTAGCTATGACTCCACCATCACCAAACCCAGGTTGAGATTGATTCTCATTAAAGAATAACTTACCATTCTTCTTACAGTAGATAAAATCTGCTTCAGTATTGGTTAACTCAATAAGTTTATTTTTATTTTTAGCAAAGTCAACAACTGAATTAGAAACTCCATATGATGTTTCATTTATCTCAATAATATTATCTGGATCAAATCCAATAATTTTAGTAGCAAATTTTGTTCGATATTTTGAAGGAATACCAACAAAGTATCTATTATTAACATCAATAGGATTCCCAGTTACTGGATCTTTAGGAATTTCATAACGAACATTTCCATTCTTTTCGAGCTTTCTACCACCTTCAATAAATGGACCTTGCATCGTATTGTATGCAACTATCCCTGTTGAATCGTTATGAGAATCTAGAAAAGTAAAATTACCAGTAGCAGTATTGCCAGTTATATTAATACCTTGATTTGGTGTTACTAACTCAATAGCAGATTCATTATGATATGCAAATGAATTATTGGTGATACCATTTGCTATGGACTTTTTAGCCTTGATTCGAATTGCATGATCAACTCTACCAGATTTACCTTCGGATGACGTATCAGTAACGTCATCTACTCCAAAGAAAGAGTTTCCACTTATAACATTACCAACAAATTCTCTTGCATCGACATCAATTATTGAACGATCTTCAAAGTCTCCTGAACTATTACCAACAACATTACCAGTAATAACAGCACCAGACATTCCTTTTCCATCTACTGCTAAGAGAGTTCCCCCAATATCTAATTGATTTCCAGAAATAATTGCTCCTTTATTGGTAGCAAAATCACCAGTAAATCTTGCGAATGTAGACTTCCACCCATGAACATGGTTACCAACGAACTCTAGTTTTCTATTACCGCCATACCAGTGTTGATTTTGGCCACTTTGTGGAGTAGCGTCGTAGATACGTTCGGGAAAAGACTGAACGATTGATGTTCTTTTATTGACAAAGACAGAATCCTTCACTCGCAATCCACGACCTTCATGATAGATTGCTGTAGCCCATTTCCCCTTTTTATTATTCAATGCAGCATTTTGATGAAAGGCAGAAGATACTACTGCAGGATCACTGTCCTCACTATTTCCACTATTGGCATATCTAACCATCCACAAATAAACATGTGGTTTAGTTTCTCTGACTTCACTCGCTGTGGCAAATGAAACATTAGAAATTGTCACATTACCAGTGGCACTCCATATACCAGCAGTAACTCCTTTGGGAAGTTTAGGAACTCTTCCTCCATTTGAATCTTTATCAAATGCTGGCATACCTAAAGAAGAATTTCCTGGTATAGAAATGTTCTCCATACCATTACCAAATTTTCCATTCGCATTAGGAATAGCAACCATCATAGGTCTAGGTCCGTAATGGGAAGATGGTGTGTCAGATGTTATTGTACATCTTCCACTAGAACCATTACCATGGGCTAGAGTTTTGCTATATCCATATTTTTTTCCAGGAGTTAACTCTATAGTTACATTACTTGGATTATTCGCAAAAATATCTTCAAATACTTGAGTGTAATCATGTATTCCCCCTATACTGTTAACTAATCTTTTGGGTGTATCGATATTATTATCAGATGCCCATTCATCAATATTAATTAGAGACATTTACATTACTCCAATCATTTTCAAAGATCTCCATGCCCTTATCCGTAAGAATATGATCGTACATCTGCTCAAGAATCTTGGGTGGCATGGTCACGATATGGGCTCCATTATACCAAGAACGAACTGCTCTCTGAACGCTACGAATAGATGCAGAAAGGACTTGAGTCTTGATGCCATGAATTTGATAAAGTCCAGCGATGGAGCGTACAACCTCTAGGCCTGCCACTGACTGGTCGTCTAAGCGTCCTACGAAGGGAGAAACGTAAGTTGCCCCCACCTTCGCCGCAAGGACTGCCTGAGCAGCAGAGAAGATGAGTGTAACATTAGTCCTAATCTTTTCTTTTGATAGTTCCCTACATGCAGCAAGACCATCACGGGTACATGGAACCTTGACAGTGGTAACAGGCCCAAACTTATCAGACAGTCTGACACCCTCAGTGAGCATCTCCTGGGCGTTTCCCATGACTTCCATACTAATATCACTAACTCCCATGTCGGAAATCTCTTGATATACATCATCTGGGTTACGACCAGACTTCATAATCAGAGTTGGGTTTGTAGTAATACCATCAACTAAACCAGTCTCAAAGTACTTACGGATGATATCTGTATCAGCTGTATCCAGAAAAATTTTCATAGTCTTTTATTATTAAGAATAAAAAAGAGGGTTAATTAACCCTCTCAGTATATCATTTATAAAATCAAATTGCAACCATTGTTTGTTCAAATTCAAAATAATCAACCTGTCCACTATCTAAAAATTGCTCTAGTGCAGAACTTCTATCAATGTTTTTGGAGTTCTTTAAATCAAGAACCGCGAAGGTTTTCTTTGTGTTTTCAATAACTTCGAACGAATCAAAAACACTGTAATCTGACATGGAGTTGATAGTGCTCTTCCTACCTTTCTTTCCACCAGACAACTTGGCAATTAAAGGCTTCTTAAGTTGCTT